AGCCTCATACAGCCGGATTCCGCTCCCAAACCAGAGCCGGAGCCGGATCAGCAGGAAAGCGGCTCACGGGGCGAATCTGAGCCTTCTGAGAGCCAGGAGCGAGACTACGAGGCTGAAGCCCGCAAGATGGGCTGGCGTCCGAAAGAGGAATTTGGCGGCGATCCCAACCAGTGGCGCGATGCCAAGACGTTCGTCGAATACGGCGAAACGTCTCCGGCAATCCTGCGCCAGCGGGTTGACAAGCTGGATCAGGCATTGGAGCGCGAGCGCACCGAGGCCAAGCGCCAGCAAGAGCAGATGCAGAAGCATCTCGAAGGGATGCGCCGCGCACAGGAATACGCGCTCAAGCGCCAGCGTGAAACCTTCATGTCGCAGATCGAGGCGGTGAAGCAGCAGGCGGCGCAGGACGGCGACCCGGACCTTTACCGCCACGCGCGGCAACAGGAAGAAGCCGCGCGCCAGGCGTGGGAAACCGAAGACAAGCAGCTCTCGCAAGCCTATCCCAAGGCCGAGCCGGAACAGCCGGAAATGCCTCCTGAGGTCAAGGATTGGGTAAGCCGCAATCCCTGGTATCAGTCCGATCCGGCAATGGCACAGACCGCAATCGGTATCGAACAGAGCCTTTTGGCGGAAGCGCCGGGCCTGAGCACCGCAGAGCGTCTTGATCAGGTCAGCCAGCGCATTCGCAGCATCTACCCGAGCAAGTTTGGATCGCAACCGGCCCAGCCGCAACAGCAGGCCAACGGGCAGGATCGCCCGCGCCGTCAGGGCAGCCCGGTTGAAGGAGCACAACGCATGTCAGGACCGCAGAACAGTGCTTCCGGGCGCTTTGGTGAGTTGCCCGGTGACGCCAAGCAGGAATACGCCAACGCCGTCAAGGAAGGCTACATCAAGGATACCGCGCAGGAGCGCAAGAATTGGGCGGAAGTCTATCTCAACCCGAATATCGACAAGGAGCGCGCGGCGCGATGAGCAACGAAGACAAGAAACCGGAAGACATATCGGAACGGGTGAAACGCATCAGGAAGATGCGCAGGGATCGCGGTGAAACCGGCGAAATGGCCGGTCTGCGGCTTGGCGTCAACAAGTCGAAACTCGATCCCCGGTTCAAGTATCGCTGGGTCAATCAATCCAATCTTGCCGCGCGCCAGAACGAGGCGACATTCACCGGCGATTGGGAGCTTGTCGAGAACCATGACGGAGCTCTCACTGATGGGCGCAACATGGAAGAAAGCGGCACGATCACCCGGCTTGGTGAACGCGAGCAGGGAACGCGCATGTTCCTGATGCGCAAGCCCGTCGAGCTTTATGAAGACGACCAGCAGTTGAAGATCAAGCGGACCAAGGACCTGGAGAAATCCATGATCCAGAAAGGCGCGGCGCATGACGCGCAGGGCCTGACCGCAGACCAGCAGCATTACACCCCTTCAGAAGTCAGAACTGCCGGGCGCAAAACCCGGCGCTAACTGCTGCCTCAAGCCTGCGCGGCACGGGCGGCTTTTTCCACCCCATCATCAACGGAGATTGAACGATGGCAAATCCCGACGTGTCGCGCGGGTTGATCCCCACGCGCACTTTTCAGGGACGGCCCTATACAGGGCAGTCCATGACCTTCCTTGCTACCGGCGCGACCGGGGCAATCTATGTCGGCTCTCCCGTAACGCATGGCGGCACGTCCGCTGTGTTCAACGGTCAGCGCTACACCACGGTTGCAGGCGGTTTCACGACCGGCTCCACGGTGGTCGGCGTTTGCGTCGGCGTTATCCCGGTGACACGGGAATCTACTGTGTACCGGGCAACTTCAACGGATCGTTTGATCCAGGTCTGCACCGATCCTGACATGCTGTTCGAGGTTCAGGACAACGAAACCACGGACGCCGCAGCGGTTCTTGCTGCGGAGTTTGGCATGGTGGCCGATCTGTCCTCGGATGGCGGATCAACCGTGACCGGTCTTTCCAACATCCAGTTGGACGGCTCGACGGCGGTTGCGCAGGCATCCTCGGATCAGACCGAAGACGTGCAGATCATTGAAATCGTGCGCAGGCCGGACAACGAATTGGGCGCTCATGCCGCTTATCTCGTTCGCTTGCTCAATCATTATCTGCGCACTGACGACGCCGACGCCTAAGGAGGGCTGATTTACAATGGCAGTTATTACAACTGGCGCGCATCCAGCCGCACTTTGGCCGGGCGTGCACGCGTTTTTCGGTGCTCAGTACGCCAAGCATCCGAAGCGCTATTCTCGTATCTTCGAGGAAGTCAAATCCACGAAGAACTACGAAGAAGATATCGTAACCACCGGTTTTGGTCTGGCTCAGATCAAGTCTGAAGGCGGTTCCATCGCGTTTGACGATCACAGCCAGGAGGGCACCCAGCGATATACCCATCAGACCTGGGGGCTGGGCTACATCGTCACGATGGAAGAGCTTCAGGACAACTTGTACAAGGAGCGTTCGTTCCGCCGCGCCCGGATGCTGGCCCGTTCGATGGCCATCACCAAGGAAATCAACGGCGCGAACATCATGAACCGTGGTTTCGACGGCAGCAACTACGCCGACGGCTGGGATGGCAAGGAACTGTTTGCCACCGATCACGTCACGCAGGGCGGCAACAGTTCCAACGAACTCGACCCGTCTGCTGACCTGTCGGAAGCCTCCATCGAGGATTTGTGCATTCAAATCCATCTGATGGAAGATACGCGCGGCCTGAAGATTGCTCTGAAGCCGCGTTGTATCATCGTCCCGCCGAACCTCAAGTTCGAGGTTCATCGTATCCTGAAATCAACTCTTCAGAACGATACGGCGAACAACGCGACGAATGCGCTTTACGATATGGGCATGTTCCCGGACGGCATCATTGTTAACGAGTATCTGACCGATACCGATGCCTGGTTCATCAAGACGGATGCCGACTATGGCCTCCAGTGCATGAACCGCATGAAGCTGGCGTTCACTCAGGACAACGATTTTGACACTGAGAACGCGAAGGCCAAGGCCGTCGAGCGTTACATCTTCGGCTGGTCAGACTGGCGCGGAGCCTTTGCTTCTGCCGGTGCGTAACGCGTAACCCCGCAATGAGAGCGTCCCGTCTGCAAAGGCGGGGCGTTCTTTTCTGAACGCTCTCAACGGAGGTTTACACCATGAGCGCTCCCACTCGGTTCCCTTCCGGCGTGACCAACGTCACCAAGTCCAACCCGCTCGGCATGTTCGGTATGCCCGATCCGACGAGTTGGCACGTCTATTTCAACGACTTTGACGAATACAACTCCACCGACAACTTCACCGAAACCGCGACCTCAGCGGGCACCGGCACCTCTGCGACCTCGCTGGCCGATGTGAATGGCGGCGCGGTGCGTATTACCACGGCGGCGAATGATAATGATGGCCTGTTTGCCGAGAAGAAAGGCGAATCCTTCCTGATCGAAACCGGCAAAAAGGCGTTTATCAAGACCCGGTTCCGCGTCGGCGATGCAATCCAGTCCGATCTGATCATTGGCCTGCATTCCACCGACACGACCCCGCTGGATGCAACGCTGCGCTTTGCCTTCATCTCCGAAGACGGTTCTGCATCGCTGTTTTTCAACGTCGATGACGACACGACTGATGCCGACTCTGACAGCCTTGTCACTCTGGAAGATGACACTTGGGTCAGTGTCGCGGCCTATTACGACGGTAAGGGCAATATCGCGCTTTACGTCAACGATGTGCAGCAAACCACGATGACCAGCGTTGACGTTCCCGGCGATCTCATGGCCGTGGGATTTGGTTATCTGAATGGCGCAGCCGGGGCCGAAACCACGGATATTGACTACATCCTTGTGGCGGTCGAGCGCTAGGAGATTTGAGCGATGGCTGATGATGTTCGCGCGACTATCGTTCATGACGGTCATCGCCGTCTGATCGTTGAACTGACCAACGTCTCCGATGGTACGGGTGAAAGCGCGGTTGCAAAGATTGATGTGTCCGCGCTCTCCCCGCCTTGTGACACGGTGCGCATCGACAAGATCGAATACAGCACCAACGGCATGGAAGTCGATCTGCTCTGGGATGCCACGGCGAACGAACTCGCATGGCACATTCCAGCCGATCAGGAAGGCTGCCAGGATTTCGGACCGCAGGGCCTCCAGAACCCAAAGGCATCCGGCTACACCGGCGATGTGCTCCTGACCACGACCGGCCATGCCAGCGGTGATGTCTACACGATCAAGCTGCACTGCGTGAAGCAGGGCATTCAGGGGCGTCTATAATGGGAAACGCGGATTATTTCGCTCGGGGACAATGGAATTTCGAGTGCGACAGATGCGACCACAAGATGAAGAGCGAGGACATGCGCTTCGAGTGGAACGGCCTGATTGTCTGCCCGAAATGCTATGATCCGCGCCAGCCCCAGGACTTTACGCGCGGGCGCAAGGATCAGCAATCGGTGCGCGATCCTCGCCCTGACCCGGAACCCTGGTTCGTGAATGATTGATGGGCCAAGCGGATTACCTTGCCGAAGGCGAACATAACTTCATCTGCGACCGATGCGGTTTCAAGAAGAAGTCTCGCTATAAAAAACGGGAATGGAATGGGCTGATTGTCTGCCCGTCCTGTTATGACCCTAGGCATCCGCAAGATTTTGTAAGGGGCGTCAGGGACCGGCAAAAGGTTGATCATCCGCGACCACAAAAGGTTATCCGCTTTGCGCCGGTTGACCGGTTCGTCTATCCCGGCACGGCGCAGATTGCCTATCAGGGCTTCCGGCCAAGTGTTCTGGCCGATGCTTTGATTCCCATCGGCAATGCATCGCTGAGCTATACCGGCTTTGCACCTCTGGTTGCCGCCGATGTGGCAATCCAGATCGGTTCTGCGTCGATTACCTATGATGGCTTCGCGCCAGCCGTTCAGGCCGATCAACTCATATCCATCGGCAATGCGGGTGTCACGTATCAAGGCTTTGCGCCGGGCGTCGCCATTGACCAGCTTGTCTCGATTGGCAGCGCCAGTGTCACGTATCAGGGCTTTGCCCCCACGGTCATTGCAGACGCGTTCATCGCAATCGGTTCCGCGTCGATCAGTTACACGACGTTTGCGCCGATGGTGCAGGCCGACCAGCGCATTTCCATTGGTTCCGCGTCAATCAGCTACACCGGTTTTGCGCCCAGCGTGCTCGCAGATGCCTTCATTTCCATCGGCAATGCGTCGATCACCTATGAAGGTTTCGCGCCAAGCATCAGCATCGGTGAGAACATCGCAATCGGTTCTGCTTCGATCACCTATAGCACATCCGCCCCGACTGTTGAAGTTGATACAGTCTATGTCGATGACGCGGGCGCAACTTATGTGGATGAATCAGGAAATACCTACACGGATGGAGCATAATCATGGCGGCTGACAAATGGCTGATTTACAATAATGCCAAGGAATATATTGGCGACGGGACGATTGATCTTGATGCGGGCGATGCCTTCTTCGCCGTGATCCTGCTCACGTCCAGTTATACGCCCGCCCTCACGCATGACGCCTATTCCGATGTGTCGGCAAACGAGGTCGCGAATGGCAACGGCTACACCACGGGCGGCGTCACGCCGTCCAGCACAACTTGGACCAATTCGAGCGGGACCGTCACCTTTGACAGCGCCAACCCGTCGTGGACGGCATCTGGCGGCTCCATCACGGCGCGTTACGCGGCTCTTGTGCATGTGGCAGCAGGCTCCGGTGATCCGCAGCCTACCGACAAGCTGATCGCTTATTCCCTGCTCGACAATTCACCGGCAGACGTGACGGTCAATGACGGGGCTGATCTGACGCTGGTGATTGATGCGAATGGCTATTTCCAGATTGGCGGCGGCGACACCTAATGGCAACGAGCGGCAGCACTGATTTCACCCTCACGGCGCGGCAGATCATCAATTTCGCGCTCAAGAAGATCGGTGCGCTGGAAGGTGGCGGCACTGCCTCGCCAGAAGATGCCGACGATGCCAAGGAAGAACTTAACCTGCTCCTGAAGGGGATGCAGAAGCGCGGGCCGTTCCTGTTTACGACAGCAACCGATGGCTCGGTCTCCCTCGTGGCGGATCAGCAGTCTTATGACCTGACAACCGTCAAGCCGCTGAGGCTGATCGAGGTGCGCTACCGGGACACGGGCGGTCGGGAAATCCCGATGACCGAACTGACCCGCACGGAATATTGGGAGCTTCCGAACAAGGACAGCAAAGGCGTGCCAACCACGTTCTGGTTTCACCCGGAAAGCGTCGATTATACCCTTTATGTCTGGCCGGTCAAAGCCAGCGTCACGACCGAGACGATCAAGTACACCTACCAGCGGCGCATCGAGGATATCAACTCTCTGGATGATAATATCGACGTTCCCGAAGAATGGCTCGACACGATCGGTTATCAGCTCGCATATCGGCTTTTGCCATCCTACAACGTGACCGGCGAGCGCGCCGCGCGGATCACGCAGTTTGCCGCAGAACTCTGGCAGGCGGCGAAGGATTATGATCGCGAACCCATCATCACGATGGAGCCTGAGAGCCGATGGGGGCGAGGCCGATGGTAGCGCTCGATTTCGGCCGTCAGTCCCGTAAGGGACGCGATGAACTCGTTTCCGGCCTGCGCAATGTCAATGCCTATGTCGAGGAACAGGGGCAGGACGGCAAGTCACCGTTGCCGGTCTATGTCTGCCCCGGTCTGACGCGCTGGGATAGCGGGTCGTTCACCGGGTCCATACGCGGCGCGCAGAAGAATGGCGGGATTGCCCTGTATGCTATACTCGGCAACGAGGTGGGCAAATTCTCTCCATCCGGTTCAGGCTCCAAGATCGGCGGGCTGATCGGCTCGGGAAAGGTGTTCACGGCGATCAATCAGGTTCTTAACCCGGAAATTGCACTGGTCACGACGGACAACCAGTATTTCGTGCTTGATACCGCCGACGACACGATTGCGCTGAACACGGCCAGCAATCTCCCGCCAGTGTCGAGCGTCACCTTTGTGGATGGCTATTTCGTGTTCTCCGAGGCCGCTTCGGGTAAAATCTGGCACACCGATCAGAACGACGCCAACACGGTCAATGCTCTGGCCTTCGCCACGGCTGAAAGTGACCCGGACAACCTTGTCCGCGTGTTTGCCCATAACGGCTTCTTGTACGCGTTTGGAACGGAATCCGCGGAAATCTGGCGCAACGTCGGAACGCAGCCTTTCGCATTCTCGCCTGAAGATGCCGACATTGACGTTGGCTGCGCTGCTCCGCATTCGGTTGTTGAGGTCACGGGCGGGCGCAGCGGCCAAGAGGGTATCGCCTTTGTCGATAATTACGGCAACGTCCGGCTTATGCGCGGCAATGCGCATGGGGTCATTTCCACCAACACCGTCTCGCGTGCCATTGAGAGCCTTACAGACGGCCAGAGAGCCGATATCGAGGCTTGGCGGTATTGGCACCAGGGCCACGAGTTCCTGACGCTGAAAAGCGCCGCATGGACGTGGGAATACGATTTCACCACCGGCGTCTGGCACGAGCGCGAAAGCCAGGGCTTGAACCGCTGGAAAGCGCAGGGCTTCGCGGATTTTTCCGGCAAGAACATCGTCGGCAACGAAACCGATGGCAAGCTGTTCGAGATCGACGCCGATGCTTTTGATGAAGGCGGAGACGAGCTGATCTGGTCGGTTGTCTCCGGCCCGATCCATGACTTTCCGAACCATCTTACCGGGAACGTGCTGGAAATCGACATGATTACCGGCGTTGGCACGAG